TCCATGATGTCAGCATACCAGAAAGCCCCTGCCGAAGCAAGGGCTGACTGGTGGATCTGGCTAACTGTTGGGCTGGATCGCAGCTAGTGAATGGGCGAGAATCCAAGAGTGAAGCGCCCTCTAATGTTTGGGCTGGATGGGACCAGCTAATGTCTGGGAGGGACGCAAGAATGGAAGCAGGGACGCCTAGTATTTGGGCTGGATCACAGCTGACCTTTGGGGCGTATGCAAGAGTGGATGCAGAGGCAGCTAACATGTGGGCTGGATCACAGCTAGTTTCTGGGCTGCATGCAAGAAAAAGAGGTAGCGGCTAGTGAGTGGGCTGGATCACAGCTAACCTGTGGGCCGCATACCTCCATTATACCAGGTCAGTTGAACTCAGGACGCTGGCAGAGGCGGCACAGGTACTTGGTAGAGCGACCAAGGAACCGCAGGGAGTCCTTGCGGATGTCGTACTCGGTAGCCTGATCACCTTCACCACGGATGCGGCTGATGATCTTGTACTTTGCGCTGCTGTTGAGGTTGTACCCATAATCCAGATGGGCAATCATGCGCTGGATAGCCTTTAAGTTGAAGTTGTACAGATAGGCCCGCATGGTGCCCGACTTTGCGATACCACGGTGTTCGCGCATTTTCAGTAGCGAGCGGCAGATCAAGCCAAGAGTCAAATCCTGGCCATCAGGCCCCTTGCGCAGAGAACCATCCATCAGATGGGTAACCATCCAGGCGATCTCAACAGAAGGTGAAATAGCGCCTGCACCCTTGCGAGCCACATCGTAGACAGTCTCACCCTTGGCGTCTTTGATTGTGCGCTGCTTCTTCTTGCCGTCGTCCCCCACGTAGGTTTCTTTGCGGCCCACCAGTTTTTGGTAGCAGTACTTCAGCACCTCCTTGGCCACCTCTTGGTCGGCGCAGTTAGGATCGGCAGCGTCCGCCTCGATGGCGTCAACCAGATCGTCGTGGATCTCCAGCAGCTTCTCCGTAGCGGGAAATGCGGAGTAGCCAACGGTCCCAAGGTTGATGGCCATCTCGTTCAGCTCTCCCTCGCGAACCTCCCGAGCCCATGTCTCGACAACGCCAACATCGTCAGGCGAGAATGGACGAAGCAGCGGAAGACGCTTCTTGTGCTGCATCTGAGCGAGCAAAGCCTTGCAGTCTGCCAGATCGCCCTTCTCCTCAGTGCCGATCGACACACGCCACTTCCACGTCTCGTTCGCGTTCAGGTACACAAAACGAGAGCCTAGAGAAGTGGCCACGTCGTAGATATAGGCCCACTGCGGCTCCGTGTAGTACTGAGACTGGCTAATGAATCCTTTTTCGCGGCGTGGTACGGCGTGGATAAACTCGATGCCGATAACGTAGCCAGGTCGAAGGTACTTTTCTGGATGGTCCTTGAACTCGTTTCGACTGGCTACAACGTAGTCGCCATTATCGAAGAGGATGTGAACCTTCTTGTCGCCCATGTCGATGACGCAGATGGGCATGCCATTAACTAAAATGCTTTGTTGGGGCTTCACGCTTTTCTCCTAAGAGGTTAAATTTTTGTGGGCCCTTGGGCCTAGCCCCAATGTACCAGGTGCGTCAAAAGACTAAGCCACAACCTCCTGCAAGTGCGCGATTACCCCATCGCTGTCATCGATCTGCACATTTGGCCTGATCAGCGTCCGCACCTGCTGCATGTAATGGGGCTCAGCAACGGCTACAACGGCCATCACGCTGTGTGGGGTAAGATCTACCACGGAGCACTCTTCCAGCTCTTTAAGGCGCTCACAGAGCCATCTCAGGGCAGGATTCTGCACGTTCTCCAGCATTGGGCGCAGGGTGTCGCGCTGTTCGGGGCGGTGGACGAAGATTCGCAGTAGACGGCGCTCGGCAGCCAGGCGAATGGCTTCAGGCTCACGCGGTGTCCAGGTTGCATGCTCGGCATAGGACTCACGAGTACCCCAGGAGCGCACCAGGCTCTCGGCTTCCTTCTGGTCGCGGCTCAGGACCCGTGCGGCCTTGTCGATGTAGTGCGTCCGCAGGGCGGCTGACTTGAGCTGACCGATCAGCTGCTTCAGCTGGCGCTCAACCTCGGTCACCATGGCGCCGTCATCTAGATCCAGGCCTGCTGCCCAGGTGTCGATGGTCCAATCCAGCCATGAAGGGGCGGAGGCGATGTGGTGGTAAAGGTCGCCATTGGAGCGGATCACCTCGTCAGGATCCTGCCCATCAGGGAGAGTCACCACGTTGATGTTGAGCTGGCCAGCCATTGCCATGGGGCCGCCGACAGAAATAAACTGCTCAGCGGCTTTACGGCCACCAGCATCGCCGTCGAAGCACAGCACCATGTTCTTGACGCTGCGAGCCAGGCGCTCCAGTACAAACTTCTCGGGAGCACCAGTGCCCTGCATGGCCACGACGTTACGGATGCCCGCCTGCCACATGGACACCACGTCAAGGTGGCCCTCCACAAAAATCAGCGTGCCTGCCTCCTTGGCCGCTTCCAGGGCCCGTGGCTCGTTGAACACCAGCAGCTTCTTCTGGAACAGGTCGCTGTCAGAGCTGTTCTTATACTTCGCATTCTGCTCTGGCTTGGTAGCCCTGCCAGTCCAGCCGACGAGCTGATTGGAGTGATTGTAAATCGGTACAGTGATCCTGCCCTCGAAGAAGCCGTTGGGACTGAAGCCCAGCCCGAACTCCTCGGCAGCTTCTTTAGTCAGTCCACGATCCTTGAGGATCTGGCGGATGCGGCCAGCCTTGGGGTGGTGCAGGTTGTTCCGCCACTGCTGCTGCTTGGCTTCGTTGGCGGCAATAGCTGCCTTCTTCTCTGCGGCTTTGCGTGCCGTAACCTCGGGGTCTTCGTCGTCGGTCTCGAAGCGCACGCCAAGGATTTCTGCTGCCATCTGGGCAGCTTCACGCATGCCGAGCTTCTTGACCTCGCGGATGTAACTGATGGAGTCGCCACCACCACGGCAAACGTGGCAGAAACAGAAGCCCTTTTGGTCGTTGACCGTCAGTGATGGGTTGGTGTCGTCGTGCCAGGGGCACTGGGTTAGGAACTCGTGTCCAACACGCTTAAGGCCGCCACCCAGGGTCTCGATAACCTTGGACAGCGGCGCAGCTTTGATGGAGTTGAGGGTGCGCTGGGTGATTGCCATGCACTCAATATATCAGAACAGGCTTGGCTGTATCCTTCCGTTGCCTAGATCGTCATAACCCTCAAGAATGGCGATCTCGTCTTCGTCCCAGTTGGTAGCATGACAGCCTGCAGCGTTCAGGACTGCGTCAACAGCGACGCGGGGCACCTTGGAGCCAGTTCCACTTAGGTAGACCTCGATGGCTCCGATCGTCTCGCTGTGATCAACCTGCTCGATGGCGATGTCAGCCATGTCCAAGTACATCCTTGCGAAATCGATCTCACCAGCCTCCAGAGGTTCGGTAGGCTTGGCCTGCTCCTTCAGCTCCAGCGGCGGGCCTGAACAAACCTTGCGGACCTCTTGCCATTCCTGGCGGGTGATGCCCAGCTCCTTGGCCACTTCGATGTCAGTGGCGCCACGGTACAGCAGCTTACGGCCCTTGACCCACCGCTCACGCATCTTATGACTGAGGCGCACAGCGTAGGTCTTGTCACGTACCCAATGCAAAAGCTCACCACGGATGGTAGGCACCGCCAGGCTACTAAACTTCATCGACTTGCCAGTCGTGGGGTGAGGCCTGTCAGGGTCGTACCTGTAGGCAGCCTTGCAGAGCCCCTCAAAGGCGACGGATTCCAGGGTGTGGTAGTCGATGCCAGTAGAACGCTGGATTCGCCAAGCCTCACGTCGGGCTAGGTTAAGATTATCCGCTGCAAGCTGCTGCTGCTCGCGGTTCATCTGAAACTTTTGCGGCTTTCTTGCCATTTATTTTGACAGGGTCATAACTACAATTTACCAGATGGTATGTTTTGGAACTCCTGGCAAAACCCTGTCACCACGGCCCCAGGTGACCTCCGTTAGTCTTGCAGGCGAGCGAACGGCGCAGTAATTTAGTGCCATGGTGATTGCGTCAACCATGTCGTCGTTTTTGGATGCAGGAAAAAGTGCAAATTCGTTGATGAAAGCATCAAGCCAGGGAGCAGATGCAGGCAGATAAACGTTACCAGCTTCAACCATGGGAACGATACCAGCAGCTCGCGCCTCCTTACTCTTCTCGGGCTTGACACCAATCAAGCCAGGGACCTTCTTCTGCATCATCTGGTAAACGGCATAGCCCGATGCTGCAAGCTCGATTACGGTGCCTGATAGCATGTGCTTTTTGTACATCCTGGCAATCATTGCCATCGTGCCTACCACGTCCAGCTTCTCCCTGACGAGGTCCAGAACGTAAAACTGTGCGCCAGCC